CCTCGTGGCCCTTTTCGCGAAAGCATTCGTGCTCAGTCTGCCCACGCGCAAAGCACTCTGAATCTTCATCGGATGGCGATGTCGGCCAAGAAAATCCGCATAACTCTTTCGGGTTTCCCATGCCAACAAGTTTAGCACCACCTCGTAAGCCCCACGTACGGGGCACAAGGACAACCAATGAGTGATGAGACGGTAGCAGCGGCGTCGTCTGCCGCAGACGTGTTTCAAGGTCAGACCCCCACGCTGGAGGAATACAACAGCTATCGCCAGAGTGGAGTACTGCCCGCAAGATTCAAGCCAGCCGAACCTGCGGAATCGGCACCCGCTGACACCCCGGAAGAGACGGAGGAAGCCGAGGGCGACGAGCCCGAAACTGAGCCGGAGTCGGACCCGGAAGAAGCCCAGGAGCAACCGCCCAAAGGATCAGGCGCTGAGAAGCGCATCAAACAGCTACTCGCCAAAACCAAAGAATTAGAAGCCCAGCTAGCCGGCAAACAGGACGTAAAACCGGAGTCGTCCCCCGCACCGCAGACACAGCCAACTCGCCCCAAGCCAACCGTTGACGACAAAAACCCCGATGGAACTCCCAAGTACACCGATTGGGATACCTACAACGAGGACTTCGTCGATTGGAAGGCCGAGCAGAAGGTGGCTGAGTACAAACGTGAGCAGGCACAGCAAGAGGCATTGAAGGCTCTGAACAGCACACTGGAGAAGGCCCGCGAGCGTTACGACGACGCAGACGAGGTTATCTTTCCAGCAGCGAAGACGATCAACGAGGCAAAGATACCCCAGGCGGTTAAAGAGGTATTTGCTGGCTCGGATCTGTTTATCGACTTGTGCTATGTGGTCGGTTCCGACCCCGACGAGCTGAAGCAGTTTGTAGCACTCGCGCAAAGCAACCCGCGAGCGGCGATTGGCAAGGTGTTTGAGTACGAGCGCGGCATCAGGGAAGAACTTTCCAAGCCGCGTGACGACAAGGGCAAGTTTACGGCGGCTCCTGAAACCAAAAAGACCAGTGCTCCCAAGCCTCCATCCCCGGTGGGCGGTGGAAGTTCGAGGGCATTTGACGTGAGCGACGAAAGCCTTAGCCCCGAAGAGTGGATGCGGCAACGCAATAAGCAACTCGAAAGGCGAAAAGGCTGAGGGCGCTCGTTTAGGAGCCTCAAGTGGGAAATTCCTTTCTCTCTCCAACAATCATTACGCGGGAAGCTCTGCGCTACCTGCACGCAAGCCTGAACTTCATCGGCAACGTAAACAAGCAGTACGATAACCAGTTCGCCAACTCGGGCGCCTCGCCTTCGGGCAAGATCGGCCCGACCCTGACGATCCGCATGCCGAACCAGTTCACGACCCGCAGTGGCTGGACGCGCAGCAATCAGGACATTGTCGAAACCACCCAGGCTCTCACGGTCTCCACCGTAAAGGGCATCGACTTTACCTTCTCCCAGGCAGACCTGACCCTGACCATTGACGAGTTCGGGGCACGCTACCTGAAGCCTGCAATGGCAACCCTGGCCTCGAACATCGAAGCTGATGCGCTCTCGATGATCAAGGACGTTTACAACGCCGTGGACGACAACGCTGCTGCGTTCTCGTTCAAGGACTTCGCCAACGGCCGCAAGATGCTCAACCAGTACCTTGCCCCCGATGACGGAGAGCGTGTCGCAGTCCTCAACTCCGGTCATGTGGTTTCGTACGCCGACGCAATCAAGGGCATCTACAACCCGCAGGAAACGGTGTCGAAGTCTTACCTTACCGGCAAGCTTGGCAAGGTGAGCAACATCAACACCTATGAGAACACGCTGCTGAACCCGTTCCAGTCCGGCACGGCTGCATCGACCACCGGCTACACGGCAACCCTGACCTCCGGCAGCGCGACGGCGGTTATGGCTGCTGGCTCTACCACCTTCAAGAAGGGCGACATCGTTACCTTCTCAACCTCCAATGCGGTTGATCCTGAGACCAAGGCAGACCGTGGCTTCCTGCAGCAGTTCGTGTTTACCGCTGACTACGCTGGCGGCGCTGGCAATGCGTCGATCTCTCCCACGCCTGTAACCTCTGGGGCAGCTCAGAACGTTACCGCTGTAGGCGCTGGCTTGACCGTTGTGAAGATTGGTGGCGGCGCTTCGGCTCTGTACACCCAGTCTGTCCTCTTCCACCCCGATGCGTTCACCTTCGTCACGGCCGACCTCATCGACCCGTCGAAGTATGGCACGTTCGGAAGCCGTCAGGTAATGGACGGCATTTCGATGAGCTTTGCGCAGCAGTACAGCATCTCCGATGCAACTCTGCCGGCTCGTATCGACGTGCTGTACGGCTACAAGACGCTGCGTCCGCAACTGGCCTGCCGCGTCATTGCGCAGTAAACACCATAGGGGCCTGGCTAACCGGCTGGGCCCCCAATTTCCCCTATGACAAGCGAAGAGATCAAGAAGACGCCGGCAGTTGACCTCAGCACGAACGGCTGGCTGCGTGAACTGTGCCTGCAGGTTGCACTACTCAACGAAAAGAAGATGAGCGAGAGGAAGCAGGGTAAATAATGGCGACCGCATACGACCTCATCACCAGCGCACTCCGGCTTATCAATGTCATGGCTTCGGGCGAAGAAACCCCTATAGCAATGGCGAACGAGAGCCTTGCCGTGCTGAACGACATGATTGATGGGTGGAATGCGGAGCGGCAGGCAATCTTCACCACGCGCAGCGACGATTTCCCCTTTGTGCTTGGGCAACAGTCGTACACGCTGGGTACGGGCGGCAACTTCAATATTCCCCGACCGGCACGCATTGACGCCATGAGCGCGATCCTGCTGGCTGACCCATCGAATCCCGTTGAAGTGCCGATGTACCTGTGCACGACAGAGTATTGGCAGACGCAGGTTCCCGTAAAGGTAGTCGATGGGTCATTCCCCACGATCTGCTACGACGATGGCGAATTCCCACTTAGAACCCTCAATTTCTGGCCTATCCCGAACCAGCAGCCAAACAGCGTGCGGATCTATAGCTGGCAGGCACTGACACAGCCCGCAACGCTTGATTCGGTGATCGCATTCCCGCCTGGATACGTAGAAGCCTTCCGCTACAACCTTGCCGTGAGGCTATCGGCAGAGTTTGCCAGCACGCTATCGCCAACGGTGGCGACGATTGCGATTGGATCGCTGGCACGGCTCAAGACGATGAATGCACCCGACCTGGAGCTGCGGTCTGACCTCGTTCCCGACCCGGCTGGGTGGAACTACAAGGCCATTATGTTCGGGATTCCTTACTAATGGGCAAGTTTGGATTCGTCGGGCCCTCGTACACAGCACGCTCGAACGCAGTTGCTGACGAAGAATGCATCAACTTCTTCGCGGAGACTATCGAGACGCCTGGAGCGCAGACGCAGCGGTCGTACTTCGGCACGCCTGGGCTAAAGCTGTTTAGCACCTTCGGCTATGAGCCGCCCAGAGTGGACAACGCTACCGGGCACGCACTGTTTGGCTTTTCGCGTCCGCTAGGCAATTGGTTCAACGGCGTGATGTGGGGCGACTTTGTAGTTAATGGCGCGATCCCTGACGATGCGGTGATTCAGGGAATCTACCCGTCCTTTATCGGCAGCGGAAACGTAGATTGGGCGCGGTCGTACTGGCAGTATGGGGTTTCACTGTCGCCGTACAACACGTTCGGCAATGATTTCCACCAGCCCTTCAATCCGTACACGCAAAGTTTCACCTCGACGCAGTTCTGGGATACCAGCATCGGTACAAGTCTGAGCGCATTGACGAATCAGAACATCAAGATGCTGCTCAACTCCTCGATCTTCAGGAACGACGTTCACGACAAAGCCGATTTGACCGGATGCGGCTTTGCCATCTACTACACTTCGGCCACGCCAACGATTGACACGCAGATGCCCGCTCCGTTCGCCATACCAGACGGGCAGGGCATGGCATGGGCGCTGCCCACGACAGTATCGCAGAATGGCGACCCGGCTGTAGACGGGTATGTAGCCATCACGCAGTCGCAGATTTCCGGCGATGTGGCGACGTTTACTTTTGACCCGGCGCAGTCGGCTGGCGCACTTCCTGCCGTTGGAAACCTCATCCGTGGCGTTACCGGGACAGTCATCGATGGCGGCGCTGTCAACAACAACGTGGAAACCTTTACGGCTGCTACGCCAACGACCTTTTCATTCCCCTTCGTTGCGGCAAATCAAGGTCCGGTTGCTGAGACTGCCGCTGCATTCCTGAACTTCAATACCGGCTATTCATGGGGGACTCCAGCTAACCCGATACCGGAGGTTCCTGCACAATCCCCGACGCGGGGGCAATGCTGGACGGGCCGACGCCTCTTTATCGCGGTTGGTGATTCGCTGTTTGAAGTGTTT